GAACACTTACGGTGGTGAATGGGTACCCAAATCATACATCAATGCGTCGACTACGACCTTTGATACAATCAAATACCCTGAAATCAAGAAGGTGGTTCGGTCCGGAATGGGAAGGATTGCATACCCGACCTTGGGATGTAACACATCATCTGTTAAAACTGCTCCTCCGCCTGCGGTTAACGCTTGGGGCACTAAGCTTAGTTTTCTTCAGCGATCTATAACCAACGACGTGGAACCAAGTACCAGCAATGTGACGGAGGAAGTGCCGAGACCTGACAGTGCCTGCAGTACGCATAGTGAGTTGAGTTACTTGACAGTACCTGACGAACATATTCCAACCATCGAAGCTGAAGAGATCACCACATCACAGTCGTTCCATTTCGAGAGTGATCTCTGCGTTCAGGTCAAGTTGCCAGGAGGTGCCGCACACAATGTGGACATCAGACCCAGGGCTCTCGTCAAGCTTCCCAAAGGAAAAGGCAGACGCACACGTGAGCAGACGATAGACAACGCTTCGCGCAAGTTCTGCTATAGCTACCTATTTCCAGAAGCTAAGCGTGAGGAGGCCATAAAGAAGCTGGGCTACATGCCCCGGTTACACGAAGTCGTGAGCTTGCTTGATCATGAAAGTGTCACAAGTTTCGAGACGCTCAAATTCAGTTTCGCCAAGGCTGGCATAGTTCATGTGTACAAACAACGCAAACCCCGCAAAGGAGACTTCAATGCCTACATGCGGCGTCTGGCAGATCGGCAACCCAACTACAGGTTGGGTCTGGACCTTTCTGACGAGGCTGTCGCTTCCGACGAATCACTTGCTCATATGAAGGACCTTACCGTGAAACAACGGCATGAATTGGTCTCTCAAGAATTGGCTCTTAGTGAATTCCTGGCCCCTATCGTGGAAGAAATGGCAGAAGAAATTAAGCCCATTTACGTGCGGTCACCAGGTGACTGCTATAAGAAACTTGTGGGCATTACGAGCGCCTTGCAAGGCAACAACGTGACCATATCAGATGTGCTAGAGCACTCAAAGGAGATAATCCGAAGAGGTCATTTAATTGAATGGTGCGTGATGCCTGATGGTGATGTTCATGTGATCGATGTCTTCAGTCCGCAACAACGTTTGCAGAAAGTGATGGACCGAGCTTCTCGCATGCGTAACGGTGAACTGAATGTGCCACGTGTACCCAAGGGTAAGAAACCGGAGTTGTTCATAGAAGCTCTGAAGACAATGAATGAGCAGCAATTGGTTAGCAACAATGAGACACGATACCAAGATCCTGTCCGCAAGGCCATCACTCAGTTGAACACCGCGCTCAATCTTGAGAACATCGACAACTCATTAGTCCCTGCCATAGAGAAGGGTCTTAACCTGGGAAATTTGTACTGCCCCTGGGTGGTCCCCGAGCACAATGCGATGTACCTCAAGAATTGGGGCATCAATGTTGGGTGTGGCGCGACCGTGGAGCATGCGCATCCTGTGCACGCCGCGATGCGGAGATACATACACATTACTAAATTGCCGTCATTACTACCCGAAGGGGGTGATTTGTATTGGGTTTCAGACTCTACTGCTGCCTTGTTGCCGAAAGAGTTTCGGTCGCAATGTGCCATCAGGAACAGTCACGTGTCCGCGAGAGATTTTGCACGTTATCGAACCGTTGAACCCATGAGTTCCATGTTGCACACCACCGCAAAACGCGTGTTTATGAGTGAATGTGCTCAGTACTTCACGCCTTCCGATGTGGCTGCTTTCCATGAGGCCAATCCCTTGGTCGAGGTTGCTTACTGGTGTGGAATTGTGCCGCCTGAAAGCATGGTGTGCAATTACTCGCTCCGACCTACGTTGTACACATTCAAGATTGTGGGCGAAACATTACATTACAAATGCGAGTCTGATGAGGATGAGTACGCACAACCGCTAGCTGCACATTGGTGGTACGTGGCCCGCACGATTCAGGGCTTCAAGAGTACAATCACTGTTACACGTGAATGGCGCAAGGGCCCTTTCTTCATCATGAGCACTACCACGCAAAAGGTCGCTAAGGAATTGACGCGCGATCTGGGTGACGTGGGCTATTTCAAGCTGTCCAATGTGGCTGTTCGAAGTCCTATACCGGATCTGGTCGTTTCGTCGGAAATCGTAAACATGTTGTACCTTTACGGTGAAAGCATTAAGAATTGCGAGAAAAGAGATCTGACCGCCCAGTTGCGTAGATGGTACCCCAGTGAAAACTGCAAAGCGATGCCACTGAACGTGCTAAAGACTGTCGTCATAATGGTGGACATGCTATTGAAATACTCGCCTAATTACGAATTTGAAAGCAGCTTGGTGGGTCCATTCGAACGCCTGCGCCAGTTGACTACGGGGAAATTGTACGACCTCACATTGGGAAGTTGGGCTGCGAATCAAAAGAAACGTTACAACGAATTGCTGTCCACGTGGAACAATAGCATGGTCTTCGACACCTGCATTTTTAGAGTGCGCACTACCCAATTGAGCAATGCGCTAGTCCCACCTATCCGAGATGGCATGACGTTTGCGGGTGTGTACGCAGACCACAACCAGAAGATGTGGTCGGAAGTCATTGGTCGTTTCAAAGCTAGCGTCTACAACAATATGGAGGCAAATCGCAAAATGACGCAGAACAAGTTCCTCAAAGAGATGATCAGTGAACCAACCAACGCACGCGCACTAGAAAAGGTGGATTTCTCAGAAGGTAGACCTGAAATGGTGAACCTGGAAATGCCGTCACGTGAGGCGCTCCAGCGAACCATAGCCAAGGCTGCCTCTTACGACACACGTCTACCGCCTGTTTCATTAACAGCATCCACTTTGGAACACATGAAGTATGTTGCGCGTGCACGCATTGAAAAACGCTTTGAAGATCACCTTAAAGACAGGGACGTGCTCCAGAGCATCATGGAGGTAACGGAACTCAGCGCGGAAGCCAAAGAACACGACTCATTGGCCGTGGGTGGTGAAAAACTAAATCTCAACGAGGGCATAGTGGACGAATCTCTTGTAGCTTGTGTCGAAAACGACCTAGCTCTAATGTCAAAACACTGCGGAAGCACCCGCCAATGCAGTCAACATCCACTTTTAACCCTCGATGAATTAAGTAAATTGCCTACATGTGCCGAAGGATTCCGCGCACGAGGCGTCACTGGTGCCTTGTGTTGCCATGCTTGTGCTTCAGCTTCAATTAGCAAAGCCAACACATACGAAGATGCCAAGGGCAAATGTAAAATGGTTGAAGTCGAGGACGAAGAAGGCAACCAAGAAATGGCCATAGTACCCATTGCCAGCGACGACAACAAGGTGCAAGTCATGCCCGATACGAAGACTGGTGAAACAGCGCCTCCGAAAATTAAAGGCCTCGCAAGTGATGAACAGATCATAGTGCGGGCTGAGGATCGGGTCGTTAGGTTTGCCGGTTACAATTTGCGCATACCGCTCGGAGCTTCACGCGAGACTTGGATAACGGCAGTTTATGGGGTTACCACGAAAGATCGCTGGAACGCGAGGTTACTGAGCAACGCACGAGGATGTCACATCATTATGCCGCCACCAGAGCAAGACTGTCTGCTACAAGTGTTCAACAAACTTACAGGACGGTCAATAGGTGAATTGTGGCGTCAGCTCAATGAGAAACCCGCGAATGAATTCCTGGATGATCTGGAACATAAGTCGCCTTACCTTTCCATTTACGTCTTGGAAGCGTTGGCATTGATGTGTCATGTTGCCGTTGAAGTAGTACCTAAGCCCGATGATTACCCGAGCATGTACGGTGTCAAGAGTGGACCCATCGCAATAGTTCATTACGCCAACAAACACTTTTCGCTGGCGAAAGAACCCGAGTACAAGCAATTTTCGTATGGTAGCACTGCAAGGTTCGATTCCCTCGATACATCGCAACTGGAGACTATTCACACGCTAAAGAGCTATGTGCCAGACAACAATCGCGCGTCTCTTTACATGAGAACATTGCGTTCCGGTAAGACCGGTACTTTGCTAGCCCAGTGCGGAGAGAAGCACCTACAAATGCACGAAAAGACGCTCAAGATGGGTAATTTTGCACCAGTGCGAATCAGTTTTATGACCGGTGACCCGGGTTGCGGCAAGTCACATGCCACAAGAGAAGCTATTCAAGGCAAAGAGTGGTGGACGCCCAACCAACCGGTCACAGCGATATGTCCTACGATACCGTTACGCGACGACTGGGCTGAAATACTGCAGATACAACAAAGGAAACCATCTGTCAAGAGTAATAGCAATTGCACTTTCGAGATAGGCTTGATGCACACCAACTCGCCCGTTGTGGTGATTGATGAATTGAGCAAATACCCGCCCGGGTACGTTGATGCTCTTATTGGGTTGCATCCCAGCATAAAGATGATCCTCATGCTTGGGGACCCTCATCAAATGAGCTGGCACGAGCCAAAGGAAGACTGTCCCTTGAATGACACGCAGAAGTTTGTACCGGAAGCTAAATACTTCGCGTGGGCTATCAGCAAATATATGGTGGGTACACGCCGTTTAGCTCAGCAAGTGGCTGCCGCGTTAGGTCTTCCGTCGTCAAGCAAGAACAGCACGGCAAAATTCAGAGCGGTGGACCGCGTTCCCGCGGGTCAACCTGTGATTGTGCCATCTAGAGGCATGGTGAATACAATGAGCGACTACTTCGGAGCGCCGGCCACTACATATGCGTCAAGCCAAG